TGAAGCCCTAGAGGTTTTGGAAACTGGTCATATGAGTTATACAAGCAAGGCGAAACAAATAAAGATTGGCAATCATTTAAATATACAACTTTAGAGGGTGGTCAAGTAAGCGATGACGAAATAGAACAAGCCAAGCAAGATTTAGACGTAAGAACATTTCAGCAGGAATATGAAGCAACATTTGTTAATTACTCTGGAATGATTTACTACAATTTCAGCAGGGATAAGAATATAATTGAAAAAGTACAACTAAATACAAATACTTTACACATTGGTTTAGACTTTAACGTAGACCCTATGTGTGGAGTTGTGTGCATTGTTAAAGAAGAAAAAATAATTGTAATAGATGAGATACAAATATACAGTAGTAATACCAATGAAATGTGCGAAGAAATAAGACATAGATATAAAAATAAGCAGATAGCTGTTTACCCAGACCCTAGTGCTAGACAAAGAAAAACTTCAGCAGGTGGATTAACTGACTTAGCGATATTGAAAAATGCAGGATTTCATGTAAAATGTAGAAATACAGCACCTTTAGTAAGGGATAGGATTAATGCAGTTAATTCTAAATTAAAAAATGTTAATGGAAAAAATAATTTGTTTATTCTAAAATCTTGCAAAAATGTGATTAAAAGCATAGAAAGACAAATATATAAAGAGGGAACTAGTGTGCCAGATAAGACTAGTGGATTTGACCATATGAACGATGCTTTAGGTTACTTGGTCGAATATATATTTCCACTTAAACGTAATTTTGTACCTAGCCCAGTTAAGAGGTGGAGTTAATGGATAAAGAGTTCTTAAAAACCAAACATGACTTATGGCACGCTAATATAGCGAACTGGGAGTTTTACATAAGAAGTTACTTAGGTGGTAACGATTATAAGAATGGCTATTACTTACATAGATACATATTAGAAACTCCAGAAGAATATGACCAAAGAATAAGACACACTCCAGTAGATAATCATTGCAAGAATGTTGTTCAAATTTACACTAGCTTTCTTTGGAGAGTACACCCAACTAGAGATTATGGCAGTTTAGATGGTAGCCCACAATTAGAATCATTTCTAAAAGATGCAGACTTAGATGGAAGAAGTTTCGATACTGTAATGCGTGAGGTTCAAATGAACGCAAGTATTTATGGTAATTGTTGGGTAGTTGTTGATAAGCCACAATCCAATGCAAAGACTAGAGCAGAAGAATTAGCACAAGATATTAGACCTTATATATCAATCTATACACCAGAGAATGTTATAAACTGGAGATATGCAAGGTCAGCTAGTGGCAGGTTTTATTTAGATATGTTGGTACTTATCGAGGATATAAACGCTGATAGAGCCATCATTAAGGTATTCACAGAAGAAACTATAATGACTTATGAGGTAGAGGATTATAGCGAAGAATATTCAACTAAAGAAGCGAGATTGATTGATGAAGTTCCTAATGCCATTGGTGTTATCCCTATTGTTAATGTTTATAATCTTAGAGGGGCTAAAAGACCTATAGGAATATCTGATTTAGCTGACGTAGCACCATTGCAACAATCTATTTACAATGATTATTCAGAAAAAGAACAATTAATTAGATTAGCAAACCACCCAAGCCTAGTTAAAACACCGAATGTTGAAGCTAGTGCAGGTGCAGGTGCAATTATAGAAATACCAGAGGATTTAGAAGCTAATCTAAAGCCTTACATAATACAGCCAAGTGGACAAAATTTAGATGGCATAATGAAATGTATTCAAACTAAGGTTGATGCGATTGATAGAATTACCCACATGGGTTCAGTAAGGGCTACTGGTACGCAGATAGCGAGTGGTATAGCCTTACAGACCGAATTTCAGCTATTAAACGCTAGATTATCAGAAAAAGCCGATTATTTAGAAAATGCAGAAGAACAAATCTGGAGTTTATTTGCTAAATGGCAAGATACTCAATTTGACGGAAAAGTAAACTATCCAGATACATTTGATATAAGAGATTGGGCTAATGACCTGCAATATTTACAAATGGCTAAAGCATCTGGCATAAAATCAGAAACATTTAATAAAGAAATAGATAAACAAATTGCAGAAGCAGTTATTGATGATAGTGATGCGATGAAAACTATTAATGATGAGATTGATGCCACACGAACAGTTATAGGACAATTCCAAACAACAGAAGTAGAGGGGCAAACAGTTGGCGAAGAAACGTAGAGTACCCAAAGACAAGAAAACCAAGATACCCAAGAAATATTTATCTGGGTTAAAGGGTGCAAAAAGAAGTGCTAGGGCTACATTGCTTAAAACAATTAGTTCTTTATACAAGGCAGGGGCAAAGATACCAATGTCATTATTAAAACGCAGGAATAGGTCATAATGGCTATAAAACGAAAACCTTTATCAGCAAGAGTTGTTGCAACATTAAAAGCTAAAGCCAAGAAATCTAAATTATTTAATTTAGCAGACTTAAAGACTTCTTATCGGAGAGGTCAAGGTGCATTTCTTTCTAGTGGTAGCAGACCAAGAATACCAATGAGTGCATGGGCTATGGCAAGAGTTAACAAACTGATAAGCAGAGGTCGTTCTGGAACATTTGATAAAGATATAATTTCCAGAGCAAGTAAAAGAAAAAGGAAAAAGAAGTAATTTGCCTAAACTTTGTTTAAGGTGCAAAATTGCTTTGCAGGAAGTGATAAAGAGTGTATGGAAATGTCCAATGTGTAAAACAATTATAAACGATAGATTGAAAGACCTAGCCTGGAAAAAAACCAATAAAAACAATAACTTAGGTGAAGATGATGGCTAAATATCAAGGTAAAAAAGTTACACTCAATAAACCATTTAGATTATCTACAGCAGAATCTAAACGTAAAAAGTTTGGTGTTTATGTTAAAAATAAATCTACTGGACGAATAAAAAAAGTAACCTTTGGTGCTAGAGGTATGTCTATTAAGAAAAATATACCTGCAAGGCAAAAATCCTTTTTGGCAAGAATGGGTGGGGTTCTCAAAGAAGTAAAAGGTCAAAAATCTTTAAGCCCTGCCTATTGGTCTATAAGAGCATGGAAAAAGAACTTTCCATTGTGATAAATGTCAAGAATATTAGAAAAATTAGCAGACCAACATGAAGAACGTATAATAAACGTATTATATCGTTTAGAAGATGACGTAATTAAAGCAGTTAGAAAAGCCACAAAAGGCGAATTAGTTTCTCAGAGATTAGCAATACAATTACAGCCACAACTTAGGGCAATAATTGGAGCAACTTTTTTAAATGAAGCTGATTTAATTATTAATGAGGAATACAATAAAATAGCCAAAGAGGTATTAGATAATTTTGGAAAACTAGATATACCTAAAAACTTTAAAAATCTTACATTA